TATCCTTATCAATAGATGCGACACAAGCATCGTAACCCAACCTTGCGGCTTCGATTGCTATTAGGTCATCTGCTTCCTCTCCACTGCTAATCACTGCGTTCCACTTACTAGACATACGATCCCTTGCGGTTTGTAAGTGCCTTGGCTTCTGGACATCCTTGCGGTTGCCTTTGTAGACCGCAGACTTAGCAATCTCATGTCTGAAGTTACCCTTACCTGTTAAGTAGACGATGTAATCCTGTGGCTCAGGGAATAGCACAGTCTTATCTAGGATAAAGTCTATGAGGTCGTCAACCTTACGTATCGTATCTGACGACCCCATAGTCTCGGTGGAGAAAGCAGCCCGATAAGCGATGATGTCACCGTCTATGAGTACCTTCCCCATATCCATTACACGTCACCCCAGACCATTGTACCATCGTCTTTTTCGAACCCCACTGCATTTACGTAGGTGTAACCCATAGACTTCGCTGCTTGGGCAAACATATCCGCTAGGACATACAGGTCATCTACACCGTCCCGTGTGAGGTTAATAGAGCCTTCGTAGCCATCCTCGTCCTTGTCCATGTAGGCACTAATATCAATACGCATGTCTTATTCCTTATACATTGAAGAGTTCGTCGTCTTCGTTAACGGTTGAGTTCATTTCGTATGCTACGTGTTCCGTAACACCTACGTTTGCAAGTCGTACACCAGCACCGTTAGCATAGATTTCAAACTGAACCTTTGCCTTAGTGCCGTTGCCTAGTGGACCATCACCTTCAAAGTCCCACATACGCTTGTTCTCACGCCCTTCAGTGAGGTTAACAACCTTTGGCGCACCACCGTAGTCTACGCTAACAGGCTCTCCTGTCTTCTTATCTGAGAACGTCTTAACGTCAGATACCTTACGTTTGATCTTCATGTACTTACCGATACCCAAGTCCGCATTTCCCTCTAGGATGCGATTGCTATTCATCGGGTGTAGGTCCAAACCCTCTTGCTCAAGTTTAGTAATCTGTTCTTCGTCAGTGAAGTAACCGTTTACGATGTACTGACCACCTGCTTGGTGGATCGCTTGTGCTGCACGAGGTCCGTCAGGTGAACCCATGTCGGCGTTTTGTTCAAACACTTTTGCGTATTCAAGTACCATATCCATTGTGTATTTAGCCATGTCGAGTTTTCCTTCAGTTGCTGGTATATATATATAATGTCCAAATCGGACGAAGTGTAAAGTAGATTAGTAAATAAAGTTAGTGGATGTCTGCGTAGGTATTTCCGAACTGCGCATCGACCCCTAACGGTACATTCAGCTTTAGTTTTTCATTCAGTAGCTTCATTGATTCCTCCATTACTCCCTTGACCTTAGCTTCGTCACCGTCCTTTACAAGAGCGATAACCTCGTCGTGAAACTGGCCCATGATTTCGATCCCGTTCTTGCGACAGAAAGCGACCCAGCTATCGAAACAGAACACGCCTGTTCCTTGGTTCAGTGTCGAGAACCGATCTTTCTCTGAGCGTAGAGAATACCAGAACTTAGACACTGGGTTCTGCATCCACATAGAGCCGAATAGCTCCCGTGTACGCACGTTAGATGCTACCTTTTCCACTGACCAGTTACGTGACCAGAACGCATCTAGCAGCACCTTACAGTCCTTTGTAGGCATCCCTGTAGTACGGGATAGAGTAGCAGCACCAACGCCATAAGTAGCACTGTAGTTGACCACTTTGTAATTCTTACGGAGGGCTTTAAGGCTCCGCTCACCAGAGTTATGTTTGTCGATGTCACCTTGCGATATGACACCAGCGTGTAGTGCTAGATCAAGGTGGGGGTCAAACCCTTCTACTGACATAGCTTGAACATACTCTGGATCAAGTGGCTTCATATAGTGTCGTTTAGTAGTGTCCTCCAGAGATGTCATATCAGCCCCACACAGCGTGTATCCGTCTGGTGAGGTTAGACAACCCCGTATGTCCTTACCGTAAGGCTTATCAACGCTTGGTAAGTTGACCAGAGGCTTTGCATGACGGAAGCGCATAGTGTTGGTGAACCCTGCGATACTAGCCTTAACGTAGCCATCTACCTCTGCGTCTACCATGCCCTTAAGTACACCAATGCGGTGAGTAAGTACGCTGAGGCCATCTAGCAGTGCGATAGATGGTTCTACGCTTACTAGCTCCTTAACTGATTCACATAGCTCACTGTCCTTTCTTACTTGCTCAAGCTCACGGGTATCGCCTGTAATCTTACAGCGCATGAACTTGTATGTACGTGGTTGCCAGCCCAAGGAGAATAGCCAGTCTTTAACCTGACTAACGCTATTTGGATTAGCACGATCATAACCAGTAACTACAGTCAGTGACTGGGTGGTAACAGGTTGCTTCTGCTCTTTGCACAAGTCTACCCATTTCTCGCCATTAGCAGACAGGTCGCCATTCTGTTTGTGCATAACCTTTGGCTGATTACGTACTGCGGTTTTCATAACCTTTGGCATGGCGTCTGCTAACTGCTCAATCTTTTCTGCCTTAGCTTGCTCCCAGTTAACTAGGTGGCCCTTAGCTTTGTCTACGTCCAGTTTCCACTGGAGGGTCTCCTGATCTGCTGCACACTGCATCTTGAACGTCAGATAGTCGATCATACGCTCACAGTCATCTGTGCTTTTACCGTACAGCTTTGCAATCTTGATGTCCAAGTCACGCCACAGACGGTTGTTAATCTTAACGTCCTCTTCGCAGCGATGCTTGTATTCCTCTGGTGTCAGACCTTCCCAGTCGTCGATCTTAGGCTTAGGGATACCGTAGTCCTCGCCAAAGGTGGCTAGGCCATGCGACATACCACGGTTGTGATTGATGTACCACGACAAAGCAAGTGTATCTACAATCCTTGCAGTGATCTTAATGCCTAGCAGTTTTTCCACTACAGGGACATCATAGCGGATAATGTTGTGTCCGATCAAGGTAGGGCTGTTGAGTAACACGTACCGCATTTCGTCGTAGTCATGTGTGGACTTAACCTCACCAAAGTCATTTGACCAAGACAATACGTGGATCAACGTAGGGTCTAGTCCGTCTGTTTCGATGTCAAATACTGTGTTCATAGTATTTCCTTAAGTGTGAATGTATCTGTGTTAAAGGCTAACTTACCAGCCATACCCTCTTCGGAGCAAGGACGGTTCTTCTCAACCTTTAGATACGTTGTGTTACGTTCGTCTAAGCTATCAGCGTCTTTGTCACGTTGCAAGTCAATAATTACAGAAGCACGTTGTCCGATCATCTTACAGTATTTAGGATCGCCATTCTCGTTAGTGTGGGCGATAGTTACGATCCCGATATTAAGCTCCGCTGCCAGCTTAGACAGGCGAATAGATAGGTCTGCAAGCATAGCCTCCTTGCTTTCCTCAGAGGTGCCTACCACTACGTCTTGGATAGGCTCGAAGAATACAAACTTACATTCACACGCTTGGCTAAAGAACCTGATCTGTTCGATTAGCTCGTCAGTGCCTTGTCCGTCCCCTAAGAAGAATTGGTAGAAGTTCTCGCTCTCAGTCAGCTTAACGATTGCTGCACGTACATCCTCATCTGCACCTTTCTCTTCGATCAAGTCACGGCGGGTTAAGTTATCCTGTAGCTCATACGACACAAGACCAAGTAGTGACCGCAGCTTAGTCTCTTCTAGGTGCCATGCTGCAATCGGTACGCCCTGCTTTAGCATACTGTACTCCATGTAACGCATAAGCTCAGTCTTACCGATACCCGTAGGCGCTTTGAACACTGTGAAGTGACCTTGCATAAGGCCCAGTATCTTGTCGTCTAAGGCTTCGATGCCTGTAGGGTAGTAAGTATGCTCAGGCGTGTCTGTATACAGCTTAAGGAACTCGTCAGAGGTGTTCAAGATGTTCTCTGGTGTGTGCTTAACAGGCTTCCACCAAAGGTTCTTAAAGTCAGCTTGCTTACCTGCCACTAGGAAGTCGTTAGCGTCCTTGAGTTGACCATGATCGACACGGTATACCTTGTTAGGAAACAGACGTGCCATCTTATCGGCCAGTGCATTGCCAGCCTCGTCAGTATCGACAGACAGGATAATCTTTTCGAAGCTACCTAACCACTCCTTTGAGTTTTCCCATAGTCGCTTAGAAGGTGTAGCAGAAGGTAACGACACAACAGGGTTGCTGTAGTTGCTCTTAAGCATCTGTGCTACTGACAGTGCGTCTAGCTCACCCTCTGTGATCGTAACGAACTTAGAACAACCAGCTGGAAACAGGTTCATACCGAATAGCTCGTCACCCTTGAAACCACCCTTAGCGTAAAAGGCTTTCTCATCTAAGCGACGAACCTTAATTCCTCCAGAGGGGTACACGTACTCTTGACGATCCTCATAGGTCAACACACCGTAGTCTTGCATAGTGTTGGCGTGGATGCCCCTCATGGCAGTGTGACGACCCTCAGAGGTAGCCTCTCGTTTGCTGTTAAACTGTGCGACATTATTCATATCATCAAATCCTTTCGTCGGGTACTTATCATCTGCCCATGATTGTGTTGGTCGTTTGGAAGGGTAGCCTTCACCGCAAGCGTGACACTTACCGACCATCTTGTCTGTGTTGTAAGAGAAAGCATCACTTGATCCACACGACACATATGGACAAGGTTGGTGAGCTACATCAGTCATACTTACGTTTCTTTCTTATTAGTAGTTAATACAAATATGTTTAATACTTATGTTTATACTTAAGTACTACTCATATCTATAATGTCCATTCTTAGCAAAGTGTAAGGTCACAAATTGTTACAACCTTGTTACGGACTGCATCTCTAAGTTGTGTCGCAGTCACCCTTGATACCTTAAGCACTTTAGCTGCGTCTTGTAAGTTGTTGTTATTACGATGTAACTCCATAAGCATTGATTTCTCCTGTGGCTCCAACACTTGCATAAGTTTCTGCAAACATTCTTTAAGCTCGTATGCCTCGAACAAGCTCTTGGCTGTGATAGCTTCGTCTTGATACTCTACGAACTCTATATTCTCGTCCTCTTTAAACTTCTGACGACCCCTCTGGCCCGAAGGGTAGGTTATAGGTGACGACCCGTGGTTCATGTACTCACTCATTACCTCACGGGCCTTGTGGTACAGCTTAGGGGCTTCCTTTACACCCCCAGACCTAAGTTCAAGACAGGCTATCATACCAGTGTTAAGCAAGTCACCACGATCCTGATAGCTACCATACCTGTTTGCCAGCCTACGACACATATCCATCATCTCTTTATCAGTCATTACTAAACATCTCCTCATACTTGTTAAACATTTGGTTAAACTTCCATTGGTATAACTGCTGCATCCCCATCAAGGTGTTCATTAGCTCGTCTGGGCTAGGGTCAGTATCCCCGTCCCCAATCTGCCTAAACACTGTCTCAAGGTCATTACAGACTGACCAGCAGTCCATGATGTGTTGTTCTAGTTCTTGCAGTTTAGTCATCGTGTGTCCTCCAATCCAAAGCACGGCATCAAGTTAATGTTACACTGTTGGGCGTATTCATCAGTGCCTCCCATGATACTGGGAACAACTGTCCCATCTTATCGCTGATCTGATCTGCAATCAACCGTGTCTCATACTGTGTATCAGGCTTACAGCGCAGGTTACACATCTTTGCTATGGCACCTAGCGTACCTGTCCAGTACCACTCTGTCATGGTGTTCTGTGGCAGTACCATACGTGCTTGCTCTTCACATACACCATGCTCAAGTAAATCGTTATAAGCAGTGAGACATGCCCAGTTAGTATCACCCCACTCACCTACATCAACGACACCAGCACTGCCCTGCTTCTTATCTTCTGCTTTGCCACGCCAAACGTCAGGCTCATAGAACTCAATGTTATCAGAGACATAGCGACGACTAACCTCATTCCAAGGCATGTACTCGTGCTTGACAAGTTGACGTGCGACAAAGATAGGAGCCTTACATACGAACGTCACTGATGCGTGATTGAATGGCGACAGGTGTTTGTGCTTGGCTAGGTAGCTGATTAGTTTCTTGTCACGCTTGTCTACGTCATAGGTGCCTTGTATTAGGTCCGTGCAGACTAGCTTAGACTGCTTTGCGAAGGATACCCGCGCAGCGTTAACAGTCGTTATGTCATCACCCATGTGGTGATAGTATGTTGCTTTAATCATCTTTCTGTAAC